ACAAGTTGGATTCCCTGCTTATTATGCTTATTTCGATGAGAATAATTTTATAGTTGCTCCTGTTCCAGATGTTGATTACACGATGGAACTTCATTACTTTTATAGACCTCAAAGTTTAACGGCAGTTGGTGACAATAACACAACCTGGTTAAGCGAAAATGCTCCGAATGCGATGTTATTTGGAAGTTTAGTTGAGGCTACTGTCTATATGAAGGGGGAACCAGACATAATGCAAATGTACAATGAGAGGTTCTCAGAATCTATTGCTCGATTAAAAGACTATGCAGAAGCCCGAGAAAACTCAGACGCTTATCGAAGAGGATTACCCGAGAGACGCAGATCATGAAAATAGCTATTGTTGGGTTAGGTGGGAGCTATTCCGATTTTATAGCTGCACGAATACGTTCAGAAAAGTTTGACGAAGTATGGGGTATAAACTGCGTTGGTGGTATTATTCATGTAGATAAGACCATTATGATGGATCCAGTGTCCCGGTTTTTAGATACGGAAGATGCAGGATCACAAACAGGAATCGCTAGACATTTTTTAAAAACAAATACTAAACCTATTATTACTTGTGAAATGGATGACAGGGTGAAACATCTACATCCTTATCCTCTTGAAGAAGTTGTTAAAGAATTAAACATTTGTTATTTTAATAACACCGTTCCGTATGCAATAGCGTATGCTATCTGGGTTGGAGCAACGCACCTCTCTTTATATGGTTTAGATTACACCTATAAGAATGTCAGTATGGCAGAAGCGGGCAGAGCATGTACCGAGTTTTGGTGTGCTATTGCTACGACAAGAGGGATAAAGATAGAAGTTGCACATAATTCAGGTCTTTTGGATACAAATGTACCAGAAAACGAAAAACTATATGGCTATCACAGATTAAAAGATCCTTTGGTTCAATCACAAGAAAATGGTGGCTTGTTAATAACCAAACAATCTAAGATGGAGCCACCCGAACCAATGGATCAAGATCCTGTGGTGTTTGGAAGACATGATCTACAATATGTAAATGGGAGAGAATATAAAAATGTTTAGCGTTGATACTAATACTATTGTTGGTCAGGTCGGTGTTGCAACTTCTGACAACGGTGGCTTGTCTACGGAACAAATTTCTGAATTAGCTGTTAATAAAATAGTTTCTATTTCTGAAAATGCACCCGAACCAATTAGGCAACAGGCAGAAGCTTTTGTAGAAAATGTACGAAATGTCGTGCATTATCATATTGAGTTGGCTAGACGTGAGGAACGTGCTACTATATGTCATAAGGTAAGAGAGGTAGGTCAACCAGACCTAGCAGATGCTATAAGGAGAATATGAAATGGCAATAACACAAGCGATGTGTACTTCGTTCAAAACAGAGCTTTTAACAGCTACACATAATTTCGCTACTAATGGAAATGCTTTTAAGTTAGCGTTATATGCTATTGGTGGCGGTGGAAAATCTAGTACTACAGCTACATTAGGTGCTGCATCTACAGCTTACGTTACGACTGGGGAAGTAGCAAATAGTGGTTCGTATACTGCAGGAGGTGGCACTCTTACTAAGGTTGCTCCAACTTCAAGCGGAACTACGGCATTTACAGATTTTGCTGATATAACTTTTACTACAGCAACTATTACGGCTAGAGGTGCTTTAATTTATAACGATACAAATAGTGATAAAGCTGTTTGTGTATTAGATTTCGGAGGCAATAAATCGTCTTCTTCTGGAAGTTTTACAATTCAATTCCCAACAGCAGATGCTTCTAACGCTATTATCCGTATAGCTTAACGAGGTAACTCATGGCTATTATAACAGGTTGGGGTCGTGGTAATTGGGGTCAAGGGCCCTGGGGTCGAGCTATACCTGTTGTTGTATCTGGAGTTGCTGGGACTAGCGCAGTTGGAAGTGTAAGTCTTGTAACAAGTTCTATCGTTCAACCAACAGGAGTTTCTGCGACAGGCGCAGTAGGAACAGTTCTTGCGGCGGGTGGAGCAGTTGTTACAGAAACAGGTTTAACAGGCACTATTGGTTTTGGCGACGAACAAGTTGTAGGAACCGCAGTAGTAAGTCCATCGGGTGTTTCTGCGACAAGTGCAGTTGGTAATGAATCTGTTGTAAGTTCGGCTGTTGTTTTACCTCCAACACAACTACCTTTAACAGGACAAGTTGGAGAAGTTACTGTCTCATTAAGTATGACTGTCTTCCCAACGGGTGTAGTAGGCACTGGAGAAATTGGTGAAGAAAATGTGTGGGGGATAATTATCCCTTCACAAGACCCTAGTTGGAGTGCTATAAGTATAACACAGAACCCTAGTTGGAGTAGTACAACTCCTTCACAAGATCCCAGTTGGACAGAAATAGCGGCATAAGGAACATATAAAATGGCTAGTACCTATGTAAATAATCTTAGACTTAATGAGATGGCGACTGGAGATGGTGCGGGTACATGGGGTACCACAACAAATCTTAATTTAGAATTAATCGGTCAGGCTCTAGGTTGGGGAACAAGAGCAATTGCTAACGCCTCAACAGATAATATTACAATAGCGGATGGTGCGTCAGACGCAGATCGGTCTATGGCACTTAAACTTACTGGTGGTGGGCAAGCGTGTACAGTAACACTTTTGCCAAACACGTCTTCTAAAGTTTGGATCATGGAGAATGCAACAAGCTATACTTTAACTTTCACACAAGGAAGTGGTGCTAATGTTGCGATCCTAGCGGGTGAAACTAAAATTATTGCGACTGACGGCGGTGGCTCTAGTGCAGTGGTTTATGATCTCTTAACAGATGTTAATTTAGCAGGGACAACAAAAACTGCGGTTCTTACAAACGCAGGTCTTCTTACAACTGCTACGCTTACCAATCAAGGTCTTCTTACAAACCAAGGGGATGCGGATTTTAGTGATGATGTAACTCTTAAATCAGACTCAGCGGTTCTTGGTTTCGGTGCAGACACAGATACTACTTTAACACACACAGATGGCACAGGGTTAACTCTTAATAGCACTAATAAATTATGTTTTAATGATGCAAGTCAGTTTGTTCAAGGTTCAAGTGCCACGGTTCTTTCTCTTGGAGCTACAGACGAGATTGATCTTACGGCTACAGCGATTGATATAAACGGTACTGCGGACATTAGTGGTGCTCTTACAAATGCGACAGCGGCGGTTAAAGTTGCAGGGTTAGAAACAATATATGTACCCGCTGGAGCTATGTACGCAACTACAACAAATGGTTGTTCTGGTTTAACACAAGTAGAGCTAAGTAATGGACCAGAGTTAAATGTATTAGATTTTGAGGCAGATGCAGATCATTTTGCACAATTTTCTGTGATATTTCCTAAATCGTGGAACGAGGGAACAGTTACTTTCCAAGCTTTCTTTACTGTAACGGGTACAAATACAGGTACAGTAGCATGGGGATTATCTGGGGTTTCAATAGCCGATAATGTAAGCAACAACACAGCTTTTGGCACGAACGTAGTTGCAACTGCTAAATCACATAGTGGAACATCAAATGATTTGAACGTTTCAGCAGTTAGTGGTGACGTTACTATTGCGAGTGCGGCGGCGGACACGTTTACTTACTTTCAAATTATGAGAGATACATCTGCGGACACACAAACAGGCACGGCTCGTTTACAAGGTATAAAATTATTCTTTACCACAGATGCTAAGAATGACTCATAGGGAATGTTAGATGACTGGTTTTGGTTATAACGTAAATGGTTTTGGATCATATTATGATAGGGAAGTAACTGTGACCGCATCTAATGCCTCAAGTGTTAATTTACAAACTATATTTAACAATGCCCTTCCAAACAGTTGGATATCCACGATTGTTAAAAGATATATTATACCCTCTGATGTAGTTCTAGGTATAACAACAGTTCCAGCATCAATGGCTGGAACTTTAATTATAGATAACTCTGGTGACATCCAAGGAACAGGCGGTGATGGCGGCACATTTTCAGGTACAACAACTGGAAGTGCTGGCGGAACAGCCATGACTC